TGCTGGTTTTAAAAATACAGAATTTAATGAAAATAATATACCGTTTTTAGAATAAACAATTTGTGAATATTTAGTCTCTTTATACCCAGCTAAATAATGTGCTAAAATTTTTGTGTCTTCTATTTCATAATTATATACTGCTGCTGAATCTACTAAAAATCTTTTACCAGTATTTGCTGGACCAATTTTAGGAGTCATAACTGCATTTGTAAATTTAAAGCCTGCCGTAATAAATTTTTCAGAAGCCAGAGATCCGTTTATGTACAAAGATATTTTATCTTTAGAAAATATTCCCACTATATGCATTACTTTGGTCTTGGCCACTTTAGACCATACCTTTTCTTGATTTGTGCACTTAAATATTACATTTTCATTTTTATAAAATAGGCCTATATTATTTGTTGCATCTCCAATGATTAAGTATTCTGATAGGTCAGAAGGATCTGGACTAAACCATATTTCAAATGCGAATGGATTGTCTGGGCTTTTAGAATTAGCAATCCCTAAAGCTTTTAAAGATAGATCAACGTTTTCATTAATTTCAGTTCCTCTAATACCAGATCCTACTATTGGAATAACTTCCATATCCGAAGCATCTATCGCATAGCCTTCCATAGAATTTCCAGAATAGTCTACAATTGGAAGTCCGCTAACTGCTGCATATGAAATTCCATTATCTTTTAAATCCTGATAGGTAGAATATAATGAAGTTAAGTTACTATATAGACCAGTCTCTCCAGAACGAACCTCATCTAACAAAAAAAATGCAAGTGGGTTATCTTTTAAGACAGTATATTTATATGACATGTCTTACTTCTCTTCTAGGGCTTTGACTCTCGCTGTAAGCTCTTGTACTGCTTTAATTAATGGTGATATAAATTGATCGTACCTAAGTCCTTGCATAGAATCTTCTTGTGACATATCCATTTTTACCCAACCAGCAAAATCCCCGACACCAGATTCATCTAAGGCTTGTTTTACTTCTTGGGCAATAAGTCCATAATGTGTTCTTGATCCAGGAATAGAAACTATGTCTCCTTCGACAACTTCTTTGCCGCCTTCAACGAACTTATATTTTACGGGATTTAAATTATTTATAAAGTCAAGACCAAGCGGGGATGTAGCAATATCAGTTTTTAATCTTTCATCTGAAGTATTAATGGTTCCAGTATTAGAGTATATTGTTTTCCAAAATCTATTTGATGAAACTCCATTTGGTACATCTGTTGGCTGACCTATTGAATAAAGATTGTTTGCAAAAGGATACCAGTTAGAATTTACTCCGTATCCAGAAGATGTTGGTATGTTTAAACTTATTGTTGTTGGAATTGGGTCAATTGTTGCGCTCTCTCCAGGAATACCTTGAGGTCCAGTTGCGCCAGTTGCGCCAGTTGCGCCTCTTGGTATTGTAAATGAAAAAATAGCATTTGCTGTTGTTCCAGTATTTGTTACCGAAGCATTTGTTCCAGCATTGCCAGTTGTGGTTGTTCCAACAGCTATTGTTGCTGGGCCTTGTGGACCTACTGGTCCTTGTATGCCTTGTGGACCTTGAGGGAGAACTAAATTTAATGTTTGTGAAGGGCTGGTTCCAGTTATTGTTGCACTAGCAGAACCTCCCTCAACAACCGTTCCAATATTTAAAACATTGGATGGGCCAGGGCCACCAATAATTCCATCAACACCTCTTGGTAATGTTAAATTTAATATAGCATTAGATGCAGTTCCTACATTAACAACTGATGCTGGTGTAGCCGCACTAACAGTAGTTACTGTACCCACCGCTAACGTGCCTGAAGGGCCCTGTGGGCCTGGATTAGCGGCTATAAAGGTTGCAATGTCGGCACCAAGGTTTCCAAGGTCTCTAGGGACGTCTGGGGTGTCTGTATAGTCTGGAAATCTCCAGCCATTTACTCCTGTACTCATTTTTTTATTATACCACCTATCTATTTAATATATATGTGTGCTGGGCTCATGTATCTAATGCCAGACACAATAGGCTTTACTTCGTGAATATATGGCTCTTGTGATGGGAACATTATTAGGCTTCCAGCTTTTGGTTTTATAGTAACATTGTGATTTGGGAAACTAATTTCTCCACCCTCATAATCATCATTAACATATGCCACTAAAGAAAATGCTAAATCCTTGTTGCCATCCTGTCCATCAAAATGTGGGCCCATTGATTGTCCTTCATTCCAGGCTTTTATTGGTATGCGATCAAGACTTAAATTATATTTATTTCTATCTAATTTTCTAGCGTCTAAATATCTATCAGTACACATTTGAAAGGCCATCAAAAAACTATTGGCAATATAAAGAGTTTTTTTATCTACTATATCTGATCCAGTAGTTGTTTTTAACGCAGATCTATTTATTGTTTTTGTTTTACCATATACCAGACTAGAATCATTGCTTGCCGTCCAATTTTCCCATTTGGATATCCTGGAATACGACTCTGGCTCTTCGTCTATTTTGTCTATAAAATCTTTTAAATGTTCTGGAAAGCTTAATGCATTTTCCCAGTACCAGATATCTGTTCCCAAAATTTTAAGATCAAACATTATAAACTGCTTAAACTCTACATTATTTTGCATGTTAGCCCTCTACTTCTGATGCTGGATACACTTCTCCACGGGGGGTTATTCTTAATCCTTTATTTCTATAGTCTTCCCACTCAATAGCCTCATCTGCTTGCATTGCTCTAACCTCAGCAAGCTCTGCCGCCCAAGCATCTCTAACTTCTTGCGGGTAATCACTTTCTTCTCTATCGTCCCAGAATGATCCTAGAGTATATCTAATAGATTTTTTAACTGTGGTAACTTCGTGCATGTTATGGAATCCTCCAGCAAATGTTACTAGAGTTCCAGTTTTTGGAACAATTGTTAATCCATGCTTAAAGTTTAAAATACCATCTTCAAAGTCATCGTTTAAATAAAGAAAGGTTGCATATCTACTTCTAGTAAATGCTCCTGAAACTCCATCATTAGAAGTATTGTCTGAGTGCATATTTGCAAAAGCTCCTGGTGCCCATCTTTGAGAGTGCCAGCTTATCTGCGACATTTGTGCTGAATCTTTTCCAGCCATATCTGCAGTAGCATCTATAACTCTTTGTCTAAGATCTACAAAAAAATCTCCTGGTAAGCCACAGGCAATTGTGTCTGGGTCATTTAGCTCTGGAGTGCCTGATGAGTATGACTCATAAAATGAAATTGGCATCCACTTTAATTGTTCTTTTTCCATCTTAATAGCTAGAACATCAATAATTGATTTACATTCATCTGGGGTTAAAAAATTGTCATATTGCACAATATCTGGCTTGTGTCTAGTTATAACCATATCTCTTTCCATAATTACATCATTCCTTTTTCTGCTTTAGCATCAGATGGGACACCAAATTCTTTAGCATCAAATGGGACACCAAATTGTTTTTCATCATATGGGACACCAAATTGTTTTTCAACATGTTCCTCATATGTAACTGGAACTCCGTCATTAAAATAAACCATGTTTCTTTTATCATCGTATTCAATTCTTTGTTGCTCCATTTTTGCCCACTTGTAAGCACCAAATTTTCTTTGGTTTGCAAGCCATTCTTCTGTGCCATTATGAGGAGTCATTATAAAGTTTCTAACAAAAAATTTCTCATTGCTGTTAATTGTTTTTACCCCATGATAGTATGGCTCTGTTGATGGAAATACTAAAATATCTCCAGCCTTTGGCTTATGATTAATAAATTGCCCATCAATATAAAACTCTATATCTCCGCCATCGTAATCATCATTAATATACATTGTGCAGGTAATTGAAAATTTCTCCCCAGGCATATCTTTTTGTGATGTTATGTGATCTGTATGATATTGCATTGTAAGCTTACTTTTAAGATTATCAACTCCTGCATGATATTTAGAATAAGATGATCCGCTAAAACGCCAGCCTTCTGGCAATTTTATATTGTGTCTTTCTATGTAGTCCGCTATAACCTTACTATATGCCGATTCAACTTCTTCAACGAATGCCTTTTCTTTAATAAACATTTCTGTAGATTGAATTTCTGCAGAAACTTCTCTCATATCTTTTTTCTGAGTATACGTTCCAAAATGGGCCCAAGGATCCCAGGTCTTTAAAAAATACTTTCCTTCTGAAGTTTTTTCTGAAGAATTCATGACTTCATATAGTTGTGCTGGATCTTTTAAAACATTTCTATAAACATCAACTTTTGGGTACAGTTCTATATAGTCTAATTGGCTCATGGTTGTTTTTCTCCCGTATGTTTTTGTATCGTCCAAAAGAATGGAGATGTAAATCTATTTCCAGAGATTACTGGACGTACTCCATGTGTATAATTCATATCACCTGGAAAAAAATATGCTGCTCCTGCAACTGGCTGAAATTCAATTCCGTGCTGTGGGAAATATAATTCTCCGCCTTCATAGTCATCGTTAAAATAAAATAAGCCAGCCAAATCATACCAAGGAAAATCATTTGCTCTTCCTTTTTCTGGGCCAGAATGAAATTCTTTATCTGCATGCGGCTCTTGTCTGGCACCAACAGGCCATCTAACAATTGCTGGACCAGTTTCTTTTGCATCAACATTAAAAAATGCATCTACTTCTATTTTAAGTCTTGCTATCATGCTATAAATTAATTCTAATATCGATGGGTCTGACGCCATTAAAGAATTGTAGGTGCAAACTCTATTTTCCCAAACTGTGTGGTCATATAAAACTAGGCCATCGGCATCTCTATGGGTTTCTGTTATGTCCCAAATTTTATTATTAAGGGAAAAGTCCATCAATCTTTTACGCTCTTCTATTGTAAGGAAATCTTTTATTTCTACTATGTTATTTATGGAATTACCAAAAAATCCAGACGGAGTAATAGATTTTGGCTTTTGATCTTCTGTCCATTGGTTTGCTAGCTTCATTTATCTATTATATCATTTCCCTTGTTTAATTCATGATTGACTTTAAGCCTAATAGCTTTTACTTGATGACCGCCTAGGACATTTTTAAGGTGATCTACAGCATCTCTATAAAAATTAGACCAAATTGCTTTTCTGTTTAAATCGTAAATAACATTAGAATACTCGTTAGAGTCAAATTTAGGGTCTGGCAAAGACTCTACTTTATCAAAATTTATTTCTGAGTTTTGTAAAGCCTCTAAATCTATTGGTAGTATAGCAATTATTGGTGTTCCTGCTTTTATGGTAATAACTTCGTTTGGTTTAGTTATCATCCAGGCACATGGCAATTCTCCTCTAAAAAATGATGTACTCATTAAGGTTGTAAAAGGAACGGCACCGTCAATGAATAAATTTGGAACTGGCATAGATAGAAGACTTAAATTTTCTTCAGTAGAAAACATTAGGCCCGTATTAAAACTTACTGTTCCATTAGCTCTACCAGAATAAGCATACTTTTCACCAGACAAAATTTTAACGTGATCTGGAGTGCTGTCTGTTACGCCATCCCATATAAAAGATATATCTTCTGGAAAAGATATTCCCCAGCCAAGCTGGTTAGTGAGTCCTACTGGAAAACATTTATATGCATGAGATTCCCAAGTATTATCCATCCAATCTCTTTTAATTGAAAGAGGAAAAACTTCTCCGTAACCATTTCTTATTGTATAGGCTTTAATTTTATGCATACGAGTTTTTGCCAGTTTTTTCATCTTCTACTAACCATCTGGCTCGTGCTTCAAAAAATTCTTGTCTGTGAGCATGATCATTATAATCAAGCATTGTTACAATAGAAAACTTCATGCCATCTTCTACTGGCATTGCTCTATGCGAAAATAGATAGGTAGATGGGAAAATATATAAATCGCCAGCTCTTGGCTTAATGTTTAGACCTAATTTAGGAAAAAATAAATTGCCTCCTGCATAATCGTCATTTACATAAGCAACTAATGATACTGTGGCACTATATGAAAATCCGTGGTCGGCATGCTCTTGGAAGTGTTGTCCTTTGCCGTATCTAATACAGTTCATAACTTCCCAATAATTCATCTTTACACTATATTTAGTACAATAATCTTGAACTGCTACATCCTGTGCTTTTTTTAAATCAGACCATAAATCTGCAACTAGTTTCTGGGTTTCATTGACTGGATTAATTATCTCTCCAATTTTAATATCTTCACAGTCTCTATATGATGGTCTTTTTTCACTATACCCAACAAAACCAAATGTCCAACTGTATCTGGAATCTGCCTCTTTATCAGCAGAATTTCCTATTGCGTTTAATCTATTAATAACGTCTAAATCTTTTTTAATTACATCTCTGTATACCCACACGCCTGGGAAAAGCTCTTCCTTTGAAGAAAATCCATATTGGTCATTTATAGTAGTCATGCCTTTATTGTATCATTTTGAATTTACAAATACAATAGCAAAAAGAGGGGGGCATTGTGTGCCACCCCTCTTTTATAGATATTTAAGCTATTACTAGGAAGGAATTAACGATAAACCATGGATTTGGAGATGTTCTAACATCGTACACGGTAGATTCTGTTTCACTCTTTTCAACTGAGGTTACTGG